ATACGCTCATTAACTTTTTCGGGACCCCGTCAGTTTTCCCATGCTGCCGCATGCACACGCGCACATTGTTAAAAAATAAACTTTTGAAAATTTGCAAATATCTATTGACAAATAGAGGTACACGTGCTATAATATAGACAGTTAAGAGATAGAGACAAGAAAAAGAAAAAAAGAAAAAATGAAAAAACTCTTGACAAAATAACAAACACGTGCTATAATAAAGACAAGAAAGAGGTAATAACAATGACACAAAAAATGAAGCAGCAAATAATCAACAATGCCGTGCAGCTTGCAATCAATGAATATGAAAATCAGAACGCCGGTCTGGTAAAAGTCGGACGTCTCCGCACTTGCAACGCTACAGTATACGAGAATGAGCGTTACATCGTGCTCATATCGTACACTACGACTGTCGCATTTATCGACAAACGCGAACATAAAGCGTATGACATACTCCGTCTTATTTACGGCTACACGGCAACATCCGCGCAGCACATTGCAAAATTTTTCAGCGACTATGCCCGCGGCTATGAACAGTACAGATACTACAGCATATAAAGGGAGTGCTACAATGAACATCAAATTATCAACAGAATTGCGCGACTATTATAACATGCAGCTTGAATATGCACGTACCCGCATGGAACATACGAGAGCGACATATAACGAATGGGATAACGCGGCCTATATGGAAGATAATCCCGACTTGGCAATCACATACGCAGCGCGTGCCGGTCTCGCACATGACGAGTTTCTGTTCTGGACATCCGTTGTATCGTCTCTCAAGCGCAAACTTAAAGTTATATAATGTCGGCTCATGCCGCCGAGTCTATCGACGGCATGCACAGGCACTATAGAATGGAGGGAACAATAATGTACGCAATAGGTGTCAAGGACGGCGTTATCCGTTGTGGCAATGACGGCATGGTTAAACTTAACAGTACGTCGCCGCGTAAAATCATGGAGCAGACCGAGCAGCTTCGCCGCATAAACGACGCTGTCTACATTGTCAGTGATTTTACTCAGCAGATGTGCGAAATGCCGCATGACAAGCTGTTAGCTTATGTCGCAAGAACGGGGGGACAAGATAAAATGATTGTTCAGTGTCCCGGTGAAAACACGGCACATGTTATCAGAATACGCTTTAGAAATGGCATTGGTTTAGGTCCTGACGTTATCGACAGCACACCGCTTGCGAAAGCCCTTATGCAAGGCTCTGAAGTCGTTCAAATGAGCAGTTATGCATACCGCTCACTTATCGCACACCTTGAGCGCGAGTTATCCCGCATAAATAATGGCGGTTATAGTGTTGCGCTTGGGCTGGTAGCTCAACCATTCGGTTTTTGGATGTTATCAACGGGAGTAAAGTTGCTATGACACGAAAACAGCTATACGCTCTCTGCACTCAAATCGTCCACAAGACTAAACCGTATGAGTTTAGCAGCATACGCAAGCAAGCCGCATTGCATGAAGCAGAGTACCGAAAACGCACACTGTCTGTTCTGATGGTTGAGCACCGCATGACAGCTTGTGTTTACCGTGGAGCTTGCTACATCTTCCCGCTTGACAGCGACACATGCGTGAACGTCCAAGGAAACATCATTTCCAAATTTGCGTCCGACAAGGGAGCAAAAACAAAAGTGCGGCTTTATCCAAACCCGGCGCGGCTGCTCTTCACGGACGAACAGGGCGACGTAAAAGGCGACTATTATTGCCTGTCAGCGCAAGACTGTGACTATGCAGACGTAATCCCAATTCCATACCGGAGGTTAAAATGATAGTAGAGAAAAACATCCCAAAGACAACCAGAAGCCTGTTTGCGCTGGGCGCAATACATGCCATGCGTAAGCAAGAGCAGCAGTTAATTGACGACATAATCGCAAAGACACTTGTCACTGACCCGACAGACCTTGCCCGTTCCATGGTGTGGATTGACATTCACGACAAAATTCTTGACTACCTTGATGTTTTGGAGGGTGTATATGCCAACAAATAAAGAACGTCAGAAAACCCGCTCTTTTATGTACCGTCAGATTGCCGAAAACTTTGAAAATCTCGTCCGCGCTTTCAAAGCGGCAGTACCGGACAACGAAACCGAGAAATGGCAGCGTCAACTTCTGATTGGAATATACGCTGACCTTGCGTCCCTCTGCCGAAGCCGTTACCGCATTACTCGCTTTTTCTCTCGTTTCTGAGTTCCAGCTTATACTGTTTCACGTGAAACAGTATATACGGGCACTCAGCCCGACATGTCATTCGTACAACAAATAATATGAAAAAGGAGTTTAATTGACATGAGAGAATCCAAAATTACCAGAACCATCACCACCACCAACGCGACCATCCTTTGCCTTGACGTAGAAGCAGGCGAACCGATGAACCGCACGTTCCAGCTCCCCGGCGAGTACAAAAAGGAGCGCGACATTATCAAGGCTGCCGAGAAGGTTCACGACGAGCCGAATGTGAAGCTTGTCCATGTTGTGGACACTGAGGTCACTCAGAAGCTTTACGGCATGCCCGAGAGCCTGTTCCTCAAGTACGCCGAGGAAGTCACCCGCAAGACCGCAGAACCCGCAACCGAAGCATAATTAAAAGGAGGAACAAATCATGGAGGGTTACACCGTATCTATCCGCGAAACCAGCAAACAGCTCAGTGCAAAAGAGAGAATCAAGGTCAAGGACACCACTCAGGCAATCAGTCTCGACGACGTAACGCAGCAGGGCGACTTCATCCTGTACCCCGACGCTTACGTTATCCTTGACGTCCACAACGAAAAGGCAAAAGAGGGCAACAGCAAAGACTACGTTAAGTACATCGTTATCGACAAGGCGGGCACCGCGTACACCACCGGCAGCGAGAGTTTCTTCACTTCCCTCAAGTCCATCATGGAGGAAATGGAAGCCGAAGCCCCTGACGAGGAGTATTCCATCACCGTGTACCGCCGCGAGAGCAAGAACTACAAGGGCAAGACCTTTATCACCTGCGGCATAAGCGACTAAACACAATTCAATCTGCACGCACGCGCGGGAGTACAAACCGCTCCCGCGCAGTCTTTATAAGGGTGGTGTATTCTGATGGGGAAGAAACGCAGAGAGACTAAGCGTAAACTTACAGCGAACCAGCAAGAATGGGAATACCAGATAAAGAACCTCAAGCGCAGAATCAGAGCTTTGGAGAAGTACGCTTACGTAGACTTCGATATACCCGAGCGCCCCGCACGTGTCACCAAAAAAGATATAGCAAGAATCAAAGGACTACGCAGGGAACAGTTACTTGAATACGCTTATGATGTTGACCCGTTTACTAATGAGTGCCTGCCCTATGCGCCGCCGAAGCCCAAGCGTAGCAGTCGCAAAGCAAAGCCGAGCGAGGAGCTTGAGCCACTGACTTATCCGTCGTCAAGTGAGCCTGTGGCTATCGAAGATAAGGTGCTGTCTGAGGTAGAGTTTTTAATCGCTAACTACGAAGGCAACCCTAAATATCCTGCGTTGACCGAGCGGACCCGCGCGCAACTTGCGAGTGTGCTTGTAGAAAGAATCGAAGAGGTAGGGCGTAAAGCAGTTTCAGAAGCTCTTGAACGTGAGTACAATAGAGAGGGAGTAGTCATGGCTGCTTTGAGCGAGTCAAAATCGAATGTCGCACAAGAGCTGGTCAATAAGTTTGCCAAGATTGTATACGGCAGGGCGCTTACACAGCAGGAAGCGGCAGACGTTAACGTCTTTGCCGAGGGTGTAGAAAGCTTCGAGCTTCCGCAATGAAAACGCGCAAGTACCGGACATTCGTAGCTGACTTTGAGACAACAGTATACAGCGGGCAGGAGAGGACTGAGGTTTGGGCTGCTGCAATCGTCGAATTATTCAGCGAGGACGTACAGGTATTTCATAGTATCGACGAGCTGTATCAGTATATGCTTTCGCTCAACGACAACTTAATTGTTTACTTTCACAACCTCAAGTTTGACGGCACATTCTGGATGTCATATCTATTGACAGATTTAGAATACCCGCAAGCATCAAGGCAGCTCGGCGAGTCCAAGTACAAGTGGCTCCCAGAAAAGTACATGAATAATAAGTCGTTCAAGTATGCAATCTCAGACCGTGGGCAATGGTATTCTATCACAATAAAAGAGAATAACCACATGATAGAACTCCGTGATTCCTTGAAGCTGCTGCCATTCAGCGTCAAAAAGATAGGAAAATCGTTTGGCACTAAGCACAAAAAACTTGACATGGAATACACCGGATTCCGATATGCTGGATGTGCCATTACAGACGAAGAGAAAGAGTACATCAAGAACGATGTTCTTGTTGTCAAGGAAGCGCTTGAAATTATGTACCAAGAGGGGCACACCAAGCTAACGATCGGTTCATGTTGCTTATCTGAGTACAAAAAATCAATCTCACGTCAGACCTACGCATGGAATTTCCCGAACCTATATGATGTGCCTATTAACGAAGCTGAATACGGGTCCCCAAACGCCGGGACGTGGGTGAGAAAATCATACCGGGGCGGCTGGTGCTATCTGGTTCCCGGCAAGTCCAACAAACGACTGCACAATGGCTGTACAGCGGATGTAAACAGTCTCTATCCCTCTATGATGTCAAGCGAATCTGGCAACAGATACCCCGTAGGCTTACCGCACTTTTGGAAAGGCAACTATATTCCAGAAGAAGCAATAGAGGAGGACCGTTATTACTTTGTTCGCATACGTACGCAGTTCCATCTTAAAAAGGGCAAGCTGCCGTTCATCCAAATAAAACACAGTCTACGTTATAAGGAAACAGAAGCGCTTGTTACATCGGACTTATTCTATGACGGTGAATATCACAGCACATACACAGACTATGACGGAGTAGTAAAACCAGTAACGGTAACACTCACTCTAACTATGACAGACTATAAGCTCATACTTGAGCACTATCAACTTACTAATTGCGAAATACTTGATGGCTGCTGGTTCAATTCAGAGATAGGGATATTCGACAGCTACATTGAGAAATACAAAAAGATTAAAATGGAGAGCAAGGGGGCGGTTCGTGAACTGGCAAAGCTATTTCTCAATAACCTTTACGGCAAGATGGCAAGCAGCACAAACAGCTCTTTCAAATATGCGTACGTAAAAGAAGATAAAACTATCGGCTATATTCAAGTGCAAGAGGACGCCAAGATACCGGGGTACATCCCTGTAGGCAGCGCCATTACCAGCTATGCGAGAAACTTTACAATCCGTGCTGCCCAAAAGAACTACCACGGTCCAGATAAACCGGGCTTTGTATACGCTGACACAGACAGTATACATTGTGACATATCACCAGACAAGGTTGTCGGCATTAAGACACACCCCACCAACTTCTGTTGCTGGAAGCTGGAAAGCTATTGGGATGTCGGCTGGTTTACACGACAGAAAACATACATCGAGCATGTTACACACGAAGATGGTGAGCGGGTTGAACCTTGGTATAACGTAAAGTGTGCTGGTATGCCCGATAAGTGTAAGAATCTGTTTATACGTGGCATGACTATGGCAGAGGAGGAGTGGAGAGAGTTGAAAGCAAAGCCTGACAAAACTGAGGACGAGCTGTTCCTGACAGCCCAGCGGTACACTCTTGAGGACTTCAAGATTGGACTCACTGTCCCCGGAAAGCTTATGCCAAAACGCATACGTGGTGGGACTGTACTCACGGAAACAACATACAGAATGTGGGGTATATAATGGTATACTTACGCTTACTTATAATAATCTTTCTGGTACTTCTTGTCTGGTGTGCTATTCAGATGGCTAAATAACAAAAGAGCTATGCAAAAGCATAGCTCTTTCTATATCTTTAACAAGTGCGCACCGGAAGCGGTTAGCAAAACCGAAACACACCCCGGCGTAACTCAATACGTGCAGCCCGGAGAGCGCGACAGGTGGGACACTTGAAGATATTCAGTTGTAGGCGAGGGCGGCAAGCACAGCTTCCTTAGCTCTTAGGTCCTTGAACCGGAAGCAGCCCTTTTCAAAATACCAACGCAGTTGCTGCAAGAACAGGTCGTTACGCTTTAGCATAACATAGTTCACGTCGTGGTCGTCCTTAGTGACGGTTATCTTGTACGGGTAGGAGCTGTCTGCTTTGTCGGAACAGTAGATGATACCTGCGTCAGCGTATTCGCGTATTGCATATTCGCTGCCTTTGTACTTGAGGGTACACAGGTAGCGGCTGTCGCCCGTCAGTTTTTCAACAAAGGCTGTGTTGTCGTTTAGGTACACATTCGTTGCAGCATATTCAACATACTTTTCCTTAGCAAATGCCCGGTTGAAGCCGCTCTCTTTCTGGGCTTCACCAGCGTTCTCGTTGTAGCCCTGTTCAAGTACCCAGCCGTCGCCACGCATGAAGCGGACTTCGGGCGTAAGCCTTGCGCTGATACCGAGCGCAGTGAAATATGGATTCAGCAGGGACACAGCATTAGACAACATTATAATAGGAAGATAGCGAACAGCTTTACCCTGTCCACGGGCCATAGATGTGTGGACGCTTAACAGCTTTTCAACCTCGTCTGCGCAATAGCTGTTGGTCTCAGATTGAAACTCGTCAAAGAGCATCCACTCCACGTCACTCAGCAGGTGAGACAGCTTCTTAATTGCATCGGCCTTATTTAAGCAGATTGCATAGCCACAGGACTTAGCTTCGTCCCAAGCTGGGCACTCAAGGAATAGCTCATAGTAATTGCCCTCATCTCTACGCTTGCTTCCCATAGTGAAGCCGGGAAAGAACAGGGAACCGATGTCCTTGAAGAACTTGTCCTCGCACCCTTTGAGTTCTGTCTTGAACCGATAGACAAGGCAGAACTTTGCACCTGTTTTGAGGAACTTGCGTACCAAAGTGCGTCCAAAGTACGTTGTTTTGCCTGCTGTTCTATTCGTCGTACAAATGAATATTTCTGGCGGTTCACCGTTGATGTCTTTGAGTGAGAGAAGCTTTGTTCCGTCATAATAGATTGATGTTTTGTTATCCATATTGATACTCCTTTGATTATATTGTACCACACCTATTGACAAATGTCAACTCTTTTGATATAATAAATATGATGAAAAGCCACTACGGCTGGTTCATCAAACCGAATAAGGGAGGGGGTGAACGAGTGAATATGAAAATCATAATCGTGGTTCTTGTGTTCATTGTTGTCGACGTTCTTGTTGGCCTTGCTAAGTCTCTTACCAACGGCAGCTACAAGTCGGCTCTTATGAGAACAGGCTTGTACCATAAACTCGGTGAAATACTTGCTGTAGGTTTCGGCGTTCTATGTGAAAAATTGTTTCCGCTTGCTGGTATCACCGTGGGCGTTCCTATTGTGACTTCCATATGCGTGTATATTATTTTGATGGAAACCGGAAGCATAGTAGAGAACTTATCATTAATTTCCCCCGCACTTTCGTCCCTGCTCAATCGCGTATTTAACGGATATAAGAACGCTGAGGAAGAGACGGAAGAAAACACCACAGAGGAGTAACACATTATGGCGTGGATAACTGGCAACAGAGTTCTAACAGAAAGTGAAATGGAACACAATGCCATAGAAGTCTGGAATAGCTTCAAAGTTTGGGACTGGACATTGAACGCTGTTGCTGGTATGCTTGGCAATATGCAAGCCGAGAGTACCATAAATCCCGGTCGTTGGGAAAATGGTGTCCCTTATGGTGGTGGCTACGGTCTCGTCCAGTGGACACCATACACCAACTATTCTAACTGGGCTGGTGAGGGCTGGGAGAACAACGGCACGAAACAGGTGTCAAGAATTATCTATGAATGGGAGGGCAATTACCAGCAATGGACAGCCACAGGTCGTTACCCATTATCGTTCAAAGAGTTCTCAGCTTCCACGCTCACTCCTGAGTATCTTGCGTCCGCTTTCCTTTATAACTATGAGCGCCCCGGAGACCCGGGGGCCACAGAAAGCTACCGTCAAGCTTGGGCGCGCAAGTGGTACAACTATCTCGGCGGTGTTTCTCCCACCCCTACACGGTCTAAGGGTATGCCCGTGTGGATGATGTGCAGACCCAACTATAAAAGGAGGAGAATTTACTAATGCCAATACTCTCAACAAGAGAAGATTACGCAGCAAGAATACAGAAGCTTGTCGGTGACAGAAACGACGACGATACTCTCAGCATTATACAGGACCTCACCGAAACGTATGACAGTTTTTCCGGAAACACTGGCATATCTCAGGCAGACGTAGACGCAGCCGTCGCGCAGCGTGACAACGAATGGAGGGAGCGATACAAGAAAGCGTTTTTCTCTGGCAAGCCTGAACCTCTCGACGGCGATAATAAGCCGCCGAGACCCAATCCTAAGCCGAACCCCAGTGACCCCGACCCTGACGACCCGTCGAATTACGACGAATTATTCAAATCTTAAAGGAGTGATTATCAATGCCCCGTAGACCTACCGTTTCTTCCCTCAATGCCAATAGCGTTGGCATTGTAAACGCAATACGCAATCAGGCGTCTGCTGACTACTATCAGGCAGTCCCTAAGGCTGAGCAGACTACCGAGAGCATCCGTGCTGTAGGTGAAGCAATCTGCGCTTTTCAGCCCCGCATGAACGAGTTCGTGACCGCACTCGTCAACCGCATTGCCCGCGTCGTCGTCACGTCCCGGATGTATCAGAACCCGTGGGCGTTTGCCAAAAAGGGCGTACTGGAAATGGGCGAGACCATCGAAGAGATATTCGTTGACATTGCCGATGTCCACGCTTTTGACCCTGAGGACGCTGCTCAGACCGTGTTCCAGAGGAACAAGCCTGATGTCAAGAGCATGTTCCATGCTATGAACATGCAGGCTCAGTATCCTGTCACTATCTCCCGTGACCAGCTCAAGCAGGCGTTCCTGTCCCTTGACGGCGTGACGGACCTCATTGCACGTATCGTCAATTCCCTGTACAGCGCAGCCAACTATGACGAGTTCATCATGTCCAAGTACATTCTAGCTCGTCTGGCACTTGACGGCTCCCTGCCGAGCAAGACCATCACCGCTGTGACCGACGAGACCACCGCTAAGGACGCCATTATCAGCATGAAAGAAGCGCTCACTAAGTTCCAGTTCATGTCAAAGGACTACACCATTGCCGGTGTGAACAACTTCGTTGAGCAGGGCCGTCCGTATGTCATTACCACCGCTCTCTTCGACGCGCGTACCGATGTTGATGTTCTCGCAAAGGCGTTCAACATCGACCGCGCAAACTGGGCTGGGCAGCATGTTACCGTTGACAGCTTCGCTTTCAACGATGGCGAGCTGGACCGCCTGAAGAAGCTGCTGGAAAAGGACAACAGCTACAAAGCTATCTCCACTGACGACAACACCGCGCTTGCAACCATTGAGTGCATTGCTATTGGCCCCGAGTTCTTCCAGATATACGATGTCCTGAACGAGTTCACCGAGATATACAACCCCAAGGGGCTGTATTGGAACGAGTTCCTGAACATCTGGAAGATATACAGCGCTTCGCCGTTTGAGAACGTGCTCATGTTTACCAGTGCGAATACCGGCGTCACTTCTGTCACCGTGAACGGCCCCGCGTCTGGCCCTGCTGGTGATACGTATGTGTTCACGGCATCCCTGTCTGTCACTGACTTCACCAATAAGGGTGTTATCTGGACCGTATCTGCTGGCTCTGGCGGTACTGGCAACGTCACCATTGACCAGCTCGGTCGTCTGCACGTCGGCCCGGATGCCGCTGGCAAGTGGACCGTTAAGGCTACCTCTGTTGCTGATGGCACCAAGAGCAACACCAAGGAGTTCACGGTCTCCTAAATCCCTATTATACAAGGCCCGAGCACATCGGGCCTTGTTTCTTAAAGGAGTGATTCAATGTATATTGCACCTAATTCAACGGTACAGTTGATGACCAATATACCGCTGGAAGAGTCATACACACATACTCTGTATTGGACAAGCCAAGCTCAGATGGAAACATATATGAGTTCGCACGTACTACAGTCGTTCAACTCACAAAGCTACGTGCATAAGGCCCGTGGTGTACTGAGACTGGAAGCCGATATGGGTGTGTTCTCCACAGTGAACTATATGCGGTTTAAAAACACAAGCTTTGAAAACAAGTGGTTTTACGCGTTTGTCACTGACATTAACTATGTCAACAATGAAGTCATAGAGGTAAACTTCCAGATAGATGTCATGCAGACTTTCTTCTTTGACTACAATGGTAAGCTGAACCAGTGCATGGTGCTCCGTGAGCATAGCGCCACAGACGGTGTGGGAGATAACATTGTTGACGAGGGCTTAGAGTACGGTGACTACGTTCAAGCTGGACTTGAGTTTGTCGCTTCGCCGCCTGCTGCAAATCCGTGGAAATTCCTTGTTATAGCTACGCAGTCACCCGCTGGTGGACAGAACAGTATGATACGCGACAACATTGGCGGTTCACTGTATGTGCAGCCGTGCAACTCTGCCGACGAGCTTGAGAATGTTCTGAATCTTTACCTTGAGGGCGTAACATCCTCTCTTGAACCGATTATAGGAATTAACCAGTTTCCGTCTAACTTTGTCAACGACTCAGGGATTGCCGCTCCGTTTATGTATCAGCTCACAAACGACCAAGCTATAGGTTTGGGGCCGTTCAGGTGCTATGACCCGACATCTATGACGTATGACACATACACGCCTGTGAACAATAAGCTGTACTGTTACCCCTACAACTTTATGACGTTTGAGAGTCCTGATGGTTCTACCGTATTCTTGAGATACGAAAAGTTCAAAAACCACAACGTTCATACATTCAGGCTGTATGCAGCTACTTATCCGTCAGTTCAATCACAGTGTATGCCACTTGACTACGAAGCAGATAACGGCTCACTTGTCTCAAGCCTTTATGCTTCAAACTACCCCACATGCGGTGTAGCGTCTGACGCGTTTGCAGCTTGGTGGGCACAGAATAAAAACAGCTTGCAGACAGGACAAGTAATAGACATTGTCACTACAGGCTGGGGAGCTGTTAAGGGCGCTGCCCGTTCTGCACTTAGTGGCGATTTTGTGGGGGCACTGGGTGATTTAGGCTTTGGCGCTCTCGACACAATCGGCGCTAAATACATAAGTGACGCAGAAATATCTGCGAAACAGCTTGACCATAAAGCTGTGCCCGACACCGTTGTGACTAAGGCCGCGGGTGGCGGTGTGCTTTGGGGTCAAAACCTCTATCAGTATAAAGTGTATTACACTAAGATTCACCCCGACTATGCCCGGATGATTGACAGCTACTTCACGAGATACGGCTATGCTGTGAAAGCCATAAAAACACCTGCTATCGCTAATCGGCCCGTGTGGAACTATATCCAGACAAACGGCTGCACTCTAAACCGAACAGCTAACGTCCCAACTGCTTTTGAGCGTGACATCTGCGCTTGCTTCGATAGGGGTATCACATTCTGGAAGAACGCTGGACAAGTGGGGCAATACACAGCAGACAACTCCCCGCAATAAGGAGGTAGAAAGTTGGCAAGAAATAAGAATCAGTTCAGCGATATGGTTACTCTCAAAATGAGGACGTGGGACTATTACTGGGAACGTCTCAGCAATATCGCGCTAAGCGTGTTTGAGTGGAAGAATCTACCAGACACCGTTGACCCGCGATTCCTCGAACTGTCAATCTATCGTAACGGTATGTGCGTGTTCTTCAAGGACCCTGTAATGGGCTACCTCGCCCTGCCCTGCATGATTGGAGGACAGTTCAACGTGTACAATATCCCGACAAAGAGGACCGCATACGCTGCTAACGGCTATCAGATGCAGCTCGACGAGAGCAACAGCGTTCTCATATTCCATAACTACACGCATGATGTGCCTATGTGGGACATGGAAATGTTCGCGTCTCGTCTCTGTGACTATCAGCGTACTATCGACATTAACATCCACGCTCAGAAAACTCCTGTCGTTGTCATGTGTGACGATAACGAACGCTATAGTTTCATCAAAATGATGCAAGACTATGAGGGAGACATACCGCTAATCTTTGCGAACAAGGCTCTCAACACAAAAGACGTTACCACTCTCAAGATTGATGCACCGTTTGTGGCTGATAAAGTCGCGGAACTTCACACTATGGTGTGGAATGACGCTATGACTTATCTCGGAATCAGTAATGTCAATGTGACCAAGAAAGAGCGCCTTATAACTGACGAAGTACAGCGCAATATGGGCGGTACTCTTGCATCCCGTTACTCCCCGCTGGAAATGAGGAGACAGGCCGCTGCCGAGATTAACAGAATGTTCGGTCTCGACATTGACGTTGACTTCCGCGAGGACCTGTTGATATACCAGCAGGATATACTTAACGCGCCCATGGGCGATAATGCAGAGGAGGAGGACGAGTGAGTACCTATACAACCGAGATACGGCATATCTGCGGTATGCTTTCTGGACTTGACCCAGACGTTGACGATTACCGCGAGATTATTCGCCAGTCCATACCTAAGATATTCAACTTTGACTTCCCCATATTCGACGAGGACCACCGTCTTGAACTGGAAACGAAGATACTCAAGCACTACTATTTCCGCGAGATAGGGTGTGAGACGTTCGGACAGTGGCGTATGCGACTGGACACCAAGCTGAATGAGATAATGCCGTATTACAACGACATGTACAAGAGCTTGGATTACCTCAAAGAACCCCTAACAGACGTTGACTATAAGCGCGTCATAACTGGGACGACAGACGAGCAGAGAGAAGAGAAAAACAAAAGCACTCAGAATATCAGCAACGAGAACACGGGCACCGTCACCGACGAGGGGCAGGGGAGTAATTACTACACTAAGAATCAGTGGGACAAGTACAGTGAGACACCGCAGGGAAGTTTGACAAACGTCAAGGATAACAAGTATCTGACTAATGCAAGACAGCTTGAGGGCACTGACAGCACCCAGACTACAGATACGAACACAAGAACCAACAACCTCAAGGGAAAGAGTGACACCACCGGCACGTTCGATACAGCAGGCAGCACTAAGGGAGAGCATGAAACCACCGAAACCGTCAAAGGCAAAATGAGCAGCGTATCCATTGCAAAGGTCGTGCAGGAATACCGCAAAGCCATTGTCAATGTTGATATGCAAATAATCCATGAACTGGCTGACTTGTTCATGCTGGTATATTAAGGAGGAATACAATGAGACCGCTTAATTATGTTTGTGCTTTCTTCCAGCCTATCATCCCGCTGGTTTATGACAACACCATGACGCTTGTAGAGTGCGTCAATAAGCTCAGGTATAAGGTCAATGAAATGATTAAGGCGTACAATCAGGTACTGCCCGAAATGCAGAACATTGACAACAGCGTTAAAGCAGCTGAGGAAGCCGCTGCCTTTGTGCAGGAATATGCCAAGTTGCCGTATATCAAAGCGCGGAGAACGTTTCAGGTCACTATCCCCGGTGACGCGCCTGTTCAGATGGCTCAATTGAACACTCTGTATAGTGACAATATACAGGTGATTGACGCTGTAGGTGCGATTGATGCTGACGTTACTGCTGGACAGACGTTCATAGCGGACTGCGGTTATCCGTTTAACGCGCTCACAGGGAACCCGTCTGGGTTTACCGCAAAGCTTGCTGAGAATATATCGTTTGAGGACGAGGGCAGCACCTACGGCGGGAATGCCATTCAGAATCTCGGTATAAGTGTTGAGATACTTTCTCGCGGTGTGGACCCGACGAACTACTACCCCAAAATCCGGTTGAAATTCTCAAGCACCGTAAATCACATCAAGGGCAAGATTTACATTCATTCTACTATGAAAGCTGGTGCGTGATATGAATGTAATAAATATCACGGTTAGCCAGCAGACTCTTAACATAGGGAAAAGCTTGATAGCTGCAAACACCTATGACTTCATCAACGTCAATGGCGAGTTCTCACCTGAGTGGAAGAATGCCAAGAAGTGGGTACACATCTATCAGCTTGACACAGACGGGGAGAGACGTGTGACGTACTCCTGTCTCATGGATGCCGAGGATAATGTCACTGAGACTGCGCACTTGAACCTGTCTGCTGGTGAGTGGTTCATGTGGGTACATGGCGTTATCTACGACGGGAAAATCATCAGGCAGAGACTCACCACCGATGTGAAGCCGTTTACCGTAGTCGACACTGGGGCATTTTGGGACAGCGAGACAATGGAGCCTGTTACCCCGTCAGACGCTGACCAAATAATGGGCGTTGCTAACGACGCAAAGAAAACCGCTGACTATATTAAGTGGCTTGCTGAAACTGGCGCTCTTGATGGAGCTGCTGGACCTGAGGGACCTGCTGGACCCGAGGGACCTCAGGGACCTAAGGGCGATGCTGGCCCAGGCTTTACGATAAGCGGCACTGTTACGTCTGTAGAAGAGCTGCCGACTGATGTTGAAGAGGGAACTTTCTATAACGTCGGTACTGAAGCTCCGTATACTCTTTACCTTTACTCTGATGGGCGATGGGAGAATCAGGGCACGTTGCAGGGTCCGTCCGGTGCTGTGTTCACTCCGAGCGTACAGAACGGTGTTCTAAGCTGGACTAACAATGGCGGACTGCCTAACCCTGTAAGTGTTGATATACGTGGCCCTAAGGGTGACACTGGTAACACTGGACCTGTTGGCCCTACTGGCCCTCAGGGACCTGTTGGGCCCACTGGACCTCAGGGTATACAGGGTGTTGCAGGACCTCAGGGACCTGTTGGACCCATTGGACCTCAGGGACCTCAGGGTGAAAAAGGCCCTCAGGGTAACGTCGGACCTCAGGGACCTCAGGGTGAGCCGGGCACTGGCCTAACTATAAAGGGCACTGTCGCAAGTGAGAACGACTTACCATCTAATGCTGAACAGGGCGACTGGTATAACGTGGGCACAGCGGCCCCATATACGTTGTATCTTTACTCAGACGGGGCATGGAAGAATCAGGGTACGTTGCAGGGACCGTCTGGAGCCGTGTTTACCCCGGAAGTTGATGAAGCCGGCTTTATTAGTTGGACCAATAATGGTGGACTTCCTAATCCCACAAGTGTCAGCATCAAGGGTCCTAAGGGTGATAAGGGCGCAAAGGGAGACACTGGCGCTACTGGCCCCATTGGCCCTCAGGGACCTCAGGGCGACCCCGGCCCTACTGGCGCGGATGGTGCTGTAGGACCCACTGGTGCCATAGGACCTCAAGGTCCGCAGGGAGAACAGGGGCCGCAGGGTATTCAGGGACCCGCTGGACCTGCTGGACCTAAAGGTGATACTGGACCCGCTGGCCCTGCTGGTGTAGCCGTATCAAGCGGTACGCTGTCTGTAGCAGGCTGGGTGAACAACACTCAGGAACTCTCCGTTGCCAACATAGAAAGCGCAAACGACAACGTTATTGTCGCGTATGATAGTATTGAAGCAGTTGCCTTTAGTGATGTGTGGGCAGACAGTATAAGTGCGGGCAATATAACGTTTAAGTGCTCAGTGATTCCTATTGCCGACGTCAGTGTGAATGTGCTGGTGGTAAAATGATAACTGAACTTAAACAAAGAACTGCGTTACAGTTCAGGGTCCAAGCGGGTCCTACTTTGCCAGCAACGCCGTCTCACGATGATATGCTGTTCTGTCTTACAAGTAAGTACGATAAGATAGAACCAGCTGTTCCAATAAGGTTTGTGAAAGAGGTCCCGCAATACACCGTAACAGCAAACGATGGACCGTATGTGTTGCTTGGTAACGGTACGCCTAATATCACGTTCCATTCTTCACAGTGGGGCATTACAATTGAGCTACATGTGGTGTCGTGCGTTGTGCTGTCAACAGGTAACGTGCAGACCCCCGCTGAACTTTATGCCAGCAGACAAGGAAAGTGGGTGAAATTGGTATGATTGTTCAGGCTAACAATTTTGGCCAACCATGGTTCGCATTGTTTACAAGTGGTCCCGACCTGCCTGTCAATCCTAATAAGGGGCATATACACGTTACCGCTGAGACTTATCGCTTCGGGGAAGTGATATACTCTCAGAACGAGCCGTCTGACCACACTAAGTTCTGGTGCAAAACAACCGTGAGCAATGACTACGCTATACTGGGACAGTTATGGTCGGACGGTCATGTTGATAACATAGACTTCTCAAGGATTGAGTTCGGATGCGACGGCGTATACAGCTGGGACGG